ATATGTTATAATAGAAGAAGCCATAAACTTTTATTTCTCTATTTATAAAATAAAAATAATTTTTAATTATCATTATTGTATTTACTCCAATAATATTTATAATAATCTCTTCGAGTATTAATTCTCATATTAAAATAAAAATACAATACAATCATAATAACAACTAATATGAATAATAATAAAATTATAATAAAATGTTGTTTATTATAGTAAAATAGCATTAATGATATAATCAACGCAAATAAGATATAAACACTTATTTTTGCTAACTCAAATCTAAAATAAACATCCATAAGAACATTATTTGAATATTCATTAATATTTGTTTCAGTCTTTTTATATTTATCATTCTTTTCATTTTCTTCATTATAGCGTTTTCTATATGCTATAAAAGCATTATTATAAATAACATTATTGTCAATTAAATAAATTTTATTAAATCTATCGTATATTAATTTATTAATGTTATTATTAAACATATTTATTAATGTTTGTAAATCTAAATGAATTGGTGTATATTCTATTTGTTTATTAATAATAATACATACACCATCTATTCCAGAATTGTCTGATTCCATATTAGTATAAAATCCTCCTAATCCATAAACATCAGGATAATTAAGCTTATTAATTAATTCATCTTTATAATCTTTTGTTCCTCCTGTTGAACCATAATATAAAGATGAAACATTATTTGTTGAAAATAAAACTGATATAATTTCTTTCATATTTGGATTATTATTTATATCTGTTGTAATATTAACAATATTGCTCGTATTTATAGTTCCAAGATAATTATTACTATCATAATTAATATTAGATGAAAAATTAAGTTGTTTATCATAATAATCTAATAATGATGATGAATTATTAGATAGATTATTATCATTATTATTATAAAAAATCTTAATATTTTGATTATTATCACTTTCTTTTCGTTGATTTGTTTTAATTACATCATTAATACTAATATCATCATTATTAAAAACTATTGAATATCTTTGATTTTCTTTAATATTACTGGCAACAAAATTATTATCATAAATATTAATAGTTCCTCCTGTTCCATTGTTATTACTATTAGTTCCAGATGAACCTTTTTTAATCAAAATAATAAATGTATCAAGATTTTTATATAAAATAAAATCAGAAGTATTTTTAATATAAGTTATTTTATATGATTGATTGTTAAATTTTATTTCTTTTATATCATAATTAAAATTATCATTATAAACAGTTAATTGAGAAGCATTTTCAAGTGAATTTGTAAAAAATTCTTTATAACTATAACTATAATTATAATAATTTATAACAATTATAAGGATTATTATAATGAAAATCATTAATACTAAATGTGGCATTATGTCATATTGATTAGAATTAAAAATAATAGCGTAAATGAGCCATAAAATCATTATAAGAATAATAATAAAAACGATTATTGTAAATATATTTACAATATTTTTTAATTTTTCTTTTGTTAAAGCATATGCTTTTTTTGATATTAATAAATTCCTGAAATCATTATTTTTATCATAATAATCATTATATTTATTTATACCATTATTAAAATATAATTTAAATTCATTTTGTTCTTCAAATATATTTGAATGAGCAATTATTTTATCTGTAACTTTCTTTAATTCATAATTATAATTTTTTAAATCATTATAAATACTATTAATAATAGTTTCAGTTAAAGAACTATAATTATAAATAATTGCGTAAATAACAGCATTTAAACATAAAATATTATAAGTAGTTTCAACAACATTTATATTTATCTTAAAATCTTTTGGTTGTATATCAAAAATATATGAAATTGTTTTAATAATAAAATTATATGCGTTGTAATTATTATTTCCTGTTAATGGCTTATTACTTGTTAAATCAGTTACAATAGTTCCTTCTTTTATTATAACTATATTGATATTTGATGGTAAAGATAAAACATTGCGATAATAATTAAAACCCCTTAAATATCTTTTAATATAAATGTCAGCATCATTTATTTTATCGCATACATATATTAATAATGTATCACTTGAACTTGTTGATATTATTTTTTCATTTTCATAATTATCAACAAAGTTTATATTTATTTTTTTAATATTAGAAGTTATTATATTTTCAATATTATTTGCTATTAAATAATAAATACGATGAATTACATATATAATTGCCAATAATTGATTAAAATTGCTTTTAGGGACAAAAGTATTCAATTTAGTTATATATACATCATCTATATGTATATTTGCTTCATGAATAAATAAATTATTAATTATTTTAGCAAAATCATTTATTTCAGTTTCATTAATAACTGTATTTGTATTTATAAGACTATTAATACCTATTAATTTACTATTGTCGTCCATCGATATAAATAAATTAACCATTTTTTTCAATACCATTGAATTATCATTAACAATTGTTGCTAATGCTTGATTTACAAATGATAATATAAAAACTCCATTTTTACCACGACTACCTGTAAAATTTGAGTTTTTATCTAAAATTATACAACCACCTTGACCTCCACAACCATAAGTTCCATAATTTGGAGATTTAAGATCATTTAAACCATTTGCTCCATATCTATAATTAATTTCATCTTTTAATAATTGCCAATAACCAGTATAGCCACCATTTGCTAATGAAGTATTATTTAATTCAACATTAGCGTCATATGGATAATAAGCATATAATTTGAAATATTGAGTAAAAAAACCTTTATTTCCACTATACCATTCATTTGTATTTCTATCGACAGTTATATTTTTACCTGATGACATTGGCAAGTTTTTAAGATTAGCACCAAGTTTATTAATGATTGTATTTATTCCTGTTGTTGTAGTTCCACTACTTCCACCAGATAAATTAATACTTAAAGCAAATAAAGAAGGCATATAATATCTTTTAAGCATATAATTGGTATTTACTGCTGAATTATTTGAAATAAAACATATATTACCAACATTACCACCTGCTAAACTAAATTTATTATTAATATTTGTAGTTTGATAAATGTCATTTAATGAAGCATCAGGATTAGTATTATAAATAATTGCTGTATTTGTAGTTGTTTTATTGACAATAAGATTATTAATAGTATCTTTAACACCGTTAATATAATCTCTATTAGTAATATAATCATTTATATAAAAATTGCTTGGATATCTACTTGCGTAATTATAATCAAATAAAGAAGTTAAATAAGGTATTTTATCATTTGTTAGAGTATCATTTGTATTTTGATAACAAATAATTGTTATTATTTCATCATAATTACCTGCTGTATATAAATAATTATTGTTACTATCAGGTATATATAAGGTATTTATGTTATTGTTATTACTTATTTTAATAATTCTTGTATAATATAAGTTTTTAAAATCATTAAACTTAAAAGAACTATTTTTTTTAAGAATAAATATTAATTCTATTACTTTATTTGGTTCTATTTTAATTGATTGATCACTAATATTAATAATACTACCTAAAACATTAGTATTTTTTGACCAATCTTTTTGTTTGTAATTATCAATTGTTTTTATTGTAATTAAATAATCAATGAAATCATTTTTAGGATATTTAATTAAAAAAAATCCACCATTTTTTCTAATATTATTATTAATTTCTGTAAATAAATCTGTATTATCAATTACTTTTGATAAATCTATTGACCTTCCAGGTGTTATTAAATATGAACCAGTATTTAATTGATTATTATTATTAATATTATCAATATATAAATAATTACCACCATTTCCACCAGCTCCATAAATTAATCCTCCGTGACCACCTGCTCCACAACTAAAAACCTGATAATTTTTAATAGGAGTATAAACTCGTAATATATATGAAGTATTATTATCATCATTAAAATCAGGGTCAAGAACAAAATAATTAAACTTTTTTATATCATCATTATAATTACCTGTATAAATAAATGAATCAAATATATTATTAATATATCTTTCTACAATTGGGATATTATTAGCATATTTATTTACTTTTATACTCATAATTATATATTTATCTATATATTATAAAAATAAAAACATTAAATACAACATCTATAATAATAATACTTGCCACTATTTTCATTATATCTTGTTATTTCTACAACATCATTTTGTTTAAGTCCAATCCATTTAGCAATAACGTCTGTATGTAAAATAAGTGGCATTTGTAATTTATTTTTGATTAAATATTTTTCCATAATAATTTTAACTTCATCACTTGATAATTTACGATGATGCGGCACTAATTCGTGTTTTGTTGGATTAAATAATAATTCATTCATATGAAAATATTGAAGCATACCATTTTTTTTCTGTAATATTTTATCGATTATATTTAATTGTGTTATTGATGGAGATGTTAATAAATCATTATTAAAAATTAAGATTATATTATAACGACCATTAAAATCTTTCACAAATCCTTCCATATTATTTTTATTTTTTTTTAAAATATCAATAATATTTGTTCTTAAAGTTTTACTTAAAGCAAATATTATTGCCGTATTACTCGTATGAAAATCAATAACTCTATTATCATTATAAAAATCATCTCGTTCAACTTCAACTTCATGTTCTTCAAATTCGTCAATATTGTCTCCACGCATTAAAAGCATATCTTTTAGGTTTTGTATAACATTATCAATTTTATCAGTTTCCATTGTTATTATAATTTTTATCTTTCTTTTTATATATCATTTTTTATTTTTGTAATTTATAATTTTTAATAAAACTTGTTATTAATTTAAAATGTTGTTTTGCTATATGCTTTCCAGTTTTTGTTTTTATATAATTTTTAATTTTATTTGTTCTTTTAGTCATATTATTAATTATTTCTGTAAATGATGGTTTTTTACTATTATTAATATTATAAGCAATATATCTCATAATACCAATAGCACCCAAACTATTAATTCTATCGGCATCTTGAACTATATATAATTTTAATTTATTTTTTTGATCTTTTTTATAATTATCACTTTCTTTTGATAAAGAAACATTAGCACTGATATTAATAATTTCTCGTTTATCATAATTATTTAAATTATTACATGTTTTAAGATAATTATTAATCACTAATGATTGTTTATTATTCGAATATTTACTATCTCCTACATCATGTAATAATGCCCCCATTATAATATGAAATAATTGACGTTCTTTTTTAATTCCTTCCTTTTTAGCAATTTTTATTGCCAATTTTATAACAAGATTTATATGATTATAATCATGACTTATGTCATTTAAATTATCCATATATTTCTTAACAAATCTTCTGGTTTTTTTGATTATAGATGAATAAAAAAATATCATTATTATTTGTTTTTAATAAAAAAACCTTAAATAGTTAATTATCAATATCATCTTCATCACTTTTAAATTTCAATCCTTTCCAACCAGTTTTAACATCATAAATACCATATATCTTTTCCATATAAGACCTGATTTGATTTCTATCAGGCACTTTTTTATTTTTAGATATATTTTTATGTCCCCATTGTTTGAAATCATTGAAAATATCCATAATACCAATTTTTTCTTTACTTAAAGGATCATTAACTATATTATCACTTAAATATTGACCAATAATATCATTATTATTTTTATATTTCTGTGTAGCATTAATAACTTCACGTGGCTCATTAATTTTATTTGGATTAATAGTTTTATGTCTCTCAATAAGCATTGATAAGAAAATATCCGTACATAATTCTAATTTTTCATTTAATTGAACATCCATACAAAATTCATTTGCTTTATTTGGATCAGGATTTTCACAGAACTTTGAAGAAAACTCAATTACTCTTATTCTTCGCCATGTGCCTCCATCATCACTTGGCACTTCTGGTAATTCATTACAAGCAAGAATCATTTTAAATTGTGGTTTAAATTCATAAGGGTCTTTATATAAACCTCTTGTTAATATTCTATCATTACCTGATAATTCTTTCATATATCCAATATTAATTTTATCATTCTCACCAGGTTCTTGAAGAACAGCAAATCTTCGTCCTTTTGTTCTTTCAACTTCACCTTGTGCCGAATTCGACGCAACACGTTTTTGTGTAAGAAGAGCAATTGGTAAAGTTGCGTAATAATCACCAACAGTCTTTTGTATAAACTCTAATAATCTACTTTTACCATTACTACCTTGACCTGTAAATATATAAAATCGTTCTTGTGCTATGCTACCATCAATAGCACATGCTAATATATCTAATACGTAATTTCTCAAATTAACATTTGTAAATAATTTTGAAAAGAAATTATTAATTTCTTCAATTTCAGGACTGGCAATATTATAAGGTATATAATATTTATCAGTCGATAATGATATATAATCGTCAGGCATACCTTCTCTAAAAATATGTAATTTTAAATCATATACACCATTTTTAAATCCCAATAAATGCGGTCGATTATCAAGAAGTTCTTCAAACTTTTCATCTATAAATAAACATTTACACTCTTTCATAACACTATCCTTGAATCCTGATGTTTTTAATTTAAGACTAATTTTATTGGCATTTGTAGCACGCATACTATATACAGATGTTTGTCCCTCGTCATTATTACCCATACAAAGATTGTTATAATAAATTGCTCTTTCTCCAAATTTATTACAAATATTTTCACTCAATGCTTTACGAAGATTTAAACCTTCGCGTGTTTTAATCCATCTATGACAATTTTTATCATATTTATACCATGTTTCTTTGTTAATTGCCTTATATTCACCTTTATATATAGCTTGAACTACTTTTGCTACATCATAATGAGCTCCCAAAGAACCAATAGCTGTATCAATTAACGGTAAAATAGAATTATTAATAATTTCATTATATTTTTGTATATTATCTTGTTTTGCCCACCATCTTAATGTTCCCATAGTTAAATGTTCTTTTTTCATCTTATCCCATAATTGCTGGCATTCATTTTCAACATAATTACTACTGATTTTAGAAAATTCAATCCATGTATTTAAAAGTCTATAATCAATATTTCGCAAAGCCCAGCCTAAATGAATCCAATCATCATATTTATCAGCACGCGAATGAGATAAACATTCTGTAACAAGCTCCTTTGCTAATATATATTCATCGTCACTAATATAATTTTTAGTGATATTAGTTATTTTAGATGAGAAAATATTACTATTTAATTTATCTTTTTGCGTTTTATCAATTACTGGTAATACATGTCTTATATATTCATTAACATCATTAATTTTATCAGTTTTAATTTGAGTCTCAATACTATTTTCTTTTCGCATTGAAAACAATTTAATAAAATCAATCTGGTCTTTTGCCATTATTGTATATGTAGAAATTTCAGTTTTATCATCTTTAAAATTATAAATCCTCGAAACTCTATATGTATCACAATCAGGCTTTTTACTACCATACATTTGCCAACAATTAGCACTTATAATTGCTTTATCTACAATATCTTCGGGAGTATTACAGATATCGGGGATATTAAATATTTCATGAGCATTATCTAAAATCTTTTTACGAATGAAATGTTGAATATTATTATTAACTATAATATTTGGAAAAATTATATGTATTCCATCTTTAATTTTATTTCTAAAATTAATTGGATTAGGCTTTTCCATAACATAAGCAATATTATTTTCTTCGCCTACATCTAAATAAGTATTAATAATTTTAAAATAATTATCAATAATTTTTAAAATATTTGTTTCATCATATTTTCTTTTTAATTTTATTGTGCTATCTTGATTAATATCAGGGCTAAATCGAAAATCTAAATCTACACGTATTGGACTCGGTTCTAATGGTTTTTCTGTTAAATATAAATGACAACCATTAGTAATTGCTAATGCGTATAAATGAAGAAATTCATCGTAATTTTCAGGAGGTATATATAAAGAAAGTTTGGGATTTCCTATACTCGTATTTGAAAATTGCTTACCCTTTTCAACCTTATATTTATTTATAAATGTTTGTAAATCATTCTTTGTGGCTGACATATTATAATTAAAATATTTATTTTAATTATAATCATTTTTTATTTTTAAATATTAAGATATATAGAAAAGACTATGGATTTTTGTAGTCCTGAACTAAAATTGAAAAACAAAAAAGAATGTTTTAATCGTTCTGCCTTATTAATGATAATAAAAGCATGGAATATTTTATATTCTAATAAAATTGAAATAAATAAAACAGATACTTCTAAAATAATCATTAAAAAAATAAATGAAATGTTTCAAAAAACTTTTAATATTAAAGATAATACTTATTGGGCTTGGATAGATATAATTAAAAATCAAGCAAACAAACAATCTAAACCTGATATAATTGAATCAATGAATAAAATTGAAAGTAAATCATTACGACCACCTCAACCTCCCGAATGGCATAAAAATCCAGAAGAATGGTTATCCAATTATGATATATTAAATGTTTTAAAACAATATGAAGCCATAAAAGTATTGAAATATAAATTTTTAGGAGTTTATTCTATTGATTTTGGTTTAAAAAAAGGAGATAAATGTCTATTTTCCAGAGATTGTAATATAAATCTACGTGAAATACTTAAAACTAATAAAATTACATATATCGGTTTTATCACTAATTTATCAAAAGCTTCTGAACCTGGCACTCACTGGACTTCAAGTTTTTTTGTTTTAAATCCTAAATTAAAATCATTCGGTGGTTATTATTATGATAGCACTGTTTCAAATATTCCAAAAGATTTACAACCCGTATTTAAAGATATTAAAAAACAAGCAGAAGAAATATTTAAAAAACCATTCAATATTTATATGAATAATAAAAGACATCAATATGGCAATAATGCTTGTGGTTTATTCTCAATCGCCTTTCAAGTAAGATGGCTATTACTATTACATAAAAATAAATATACAGCAACAATGAGAGAAGTAGTTAATCATCCTTCTTTTATCGATAGTAAAATGAATGTTTTGCGTTTAAAATATTTTAGACCAAATATAATTGCTATAATTAAAAAATAATAAAAACTTAAAGATTATTTATAATTCTTATTTATTATAATAATGGATTCAGAAAAATTATATATTTCTTGTCTAAAAATGATTAATGATAAATATGGTTTAAAAGAATATTCGAAAAATGATTTTATTTCTATTTATAATAATATTTATAAAGAACATAATATAACTTCTCCTACTAATGATATTAACAAACTTGTCCTAATTAAAATTAAAAATGATATTGAAAATAATACTAAAAAAGAAACCCCTTTAAATCTTGAAAATAAACTTAAAGAAATTGAAAATATTCGCACAAGTATGAATATTATCTCTTCTTCAATCGGTTTAGAAGATTCTATTCATAATGATGATGTAATTATTAATAATTCTACTGGTAATGTTAATGGTAATGTTAATGGTAATGTTAATGGTAATGGTAATGGTAATGTTAATGGTAATGGTAATGGTAATGTTAATCCAATGAATTCAATTAATTCAATACAAATAAATAATCAAGATGCAACAATTATTAATAAATATAAATCATTTATTATTAATACCACAAAAAATAATTTAAAAATAACATCTACTATCGATATTAAAAATAATATTATATATCCATGTTGTTTATGTATCCCAACAGATATTAAAAATAAAACACCATATTTAATATTATCTATTAATGATAATATTAAAAATATTAATTATACATATATACCTGCTATTTGTAATAATATTTGGGATATATGGAAACCTATTACTGATAATTATACAGATATTAATTTAACTACTAATCATTGGAATATAAATATAATTGATAATTATAATAATTTAATTGATTTATCTTGTTATAATTGTAATATAATTGATGTTCTCGAAGATAATAGTAATAATTCAATTTCTTTAAATATAGAAAAATCCAATTATTTTAATATAGGAGATAAAATAAAAATAATAAAAGAAGATGGTATAACAATTGATACAATAATTATTGATAAAATAATTATTAATAATATTATAAGATTTATTATTAAAAAAAATAATTTTATAATGAATGATTTTATTAATGCTACAATTTTAAATTATAATCACCAATTATCACTATTATTTAAATATTATACTAAATAACAAGCGTGAATATAATTAAAAATACAATTATTGTAATTGTTAAAATATCTAATTTATATTTTAATTTCATTTTTTGATTTTTTGATAATGATGTTCTTTCAGGATCTTCACTTACATTTAATATCATCAAATATATAAGATATGATACAATTATATTTATTAATAAATGTGTAAATATATTTGTAGAATTAATATGCATATTTAAATAATTAAACATCATTCGAAATCTAAACACATCAATATTAATTATAATAACTAATATGAAAAATATTATTATATAAGCAAAAGTATAATAATAAATTGCTCTTTTAATGTTAGTTATTGTTCCATTATCTATAAAATAATAAGTTGCGTATAAAGCACATATACGTAATAAAACTACAATTCCTAAAAATATAATTTTATCATATATATTAACTGCTAATTCTATTTCTGGATCTAAATTATTATTAGCAACTTCATCATATAAATTATTTTTTGCTATTTCATCAGTAGTTTCTCTATTATCTTTCTCAAAATTATTTAATATTTTTTCAAATAAATTATTTCCTGTTTTGTCAATAAAACCTTTTAAAGCTTCTTCTTTATCAATACTATCAGTAATTATTTTACCTGTTTTTATTTTTTTATAATTTTTTTTGATATTTCCAATTTTTTCTTTAAATTTAAGTTGTGCTTCTGATAAATCTTTTTTTGTTACAATTTCCTCTATACTATTTTCTAAATCTTTTTTAATTTTATCTTTTAATTCGTTTTCATTTGTGCCACCTCCTCTAAAATATTCTTCTCTATCTCTATATCCTCTATCACCTCTATCACCTTTATTTCTATAAAAATTATCATAAAGTATTTGATTTTGTTTCATTCTTTCAGTTAATACTTTATATTTACCATCAATTTCATTTAATTGTAATTTATAATAATTAAAAATTGATTCATTATATTTTATTATATTTTCTAAATATTCTATTATATTTTTAGATGTATCATTCTCTTTATTTTCATCTTGTTTAATAATATCTCCTATTGATATTAATATATTTTTAATATCACTATTACTAATTTCATTTATTTCTTCAATATTTTTTAATTTATCTTTTTCATCTTTTATTTTTTGTAATATTTCTTTACATTCTTTTATTATTTTTTGTTCTTTTGTTTCACCATCTTCATATAACTTTTTTTCTGTGCTAATTTTTGTTCTATTTGTTTCTATTTGAACATTTATAGAATTCATTGTTTTTAAAAAATATTTTTGATCTTCTTCAGCTTTAAAATCTGTTGGTAATTTTGAACTTATATTATAACTATCTCTTATATCTACAAGTTCAGATTCATCAGTAATAGCTTGTTTATCACCGGTAGTATCTTGTTTTTTAAATATTCTAATATAACTAAACGTAAATATTTTATCTGCTATATTCGTTTTAATTTTTTCATTATCTAATGTATCTAATTTTTTATCAATTGAATTTAAATTTTTTTCTATTTCTTCAAGATTTTTTGTTATATCTATACTCGTATCCGTTGAAACACGTATATTTTCTGTTTTTGTTTCTCTTGTTTCTCCTTTTGTTTTATCTTTTAATAATATGTCATTTGTTGATGATATTAAATCACGTGAAATATTGCCAAAATTATAACTTCCAGCACCACCTATTCTTTTATTATTATTATTAAAACTTGATAATAATTCTAATGTTGTTATATCTATCGTTTTACTTTCAAAACTTTCCATATCTATATTTGTATATGAAAGTTCTTTTAATATTGGCAATAAAAATATATAAAATAATTTAATTATATCATTTCTATATTTTATATTATTAATATTTCGTAATATACATATATTATATATCAATTTATAACTTTCAGCTAAATCAAAATAATATATATATGTATATTTAACTTGCCTATATTTAAATAATTCTACTATAAAATCAATATTAATTTCAATTTTAAAACCTAAATTATTAATTATATGATTATCCTTAAAATTAAGTATTTGATGTATAAATGTATTTAAATCATTTTCAAATATTAATTTTGATTGTATTCCTAATAATACAGTTTTTAAATGATTTAAAATATTAACATTATTTAAATATTTTTTATAAATATTTAATGTTTTATCAACTCCTGTATATGTTTTTAATTTATTATACTCTTTTAAATTATTTTTAATTGCGAAATATAAATATATTAATGATATATAATTATATTTAGTTATATCTGTATATAAAGAACTTGTTAAAAATATTGTATAATTTAAAATAAATAAAAGATTATTATCATAAATTTTTAAAATATCAAATTGTTTTAATTGACTTGTATTCATATAATTGTAAAATGAATAATTAATAATTTGATTTCTAAACTTGATTTTAGGATTTATTATTGTTATTATATCACTATTAATATAAAATTGATATTTTAATGGTTTATCCTTAATTAAATTAAATGATATATAATTATATTTGTGCGCTAATATTGATTCCAGTTTTTTAATATTTGTATTCGAAAATAATTGTATTTGTATTTCATTTAATTTTATTTTAACATTCGAATAATTTTGTTTTATATTTAATCCATACGGATGTGTATTAATATTAGCAATTTTATATATCTTATCATTTATATCCAATTCTATTGTTTTATTTTTATTATTCAAATATTGTAATATTATATATGAATATACATCATTCAAATTATTTAATATTATTTGTTCTTGTCTTTCCACCTTTAATGTATAGTTATATATATATGATATTAAATATTTAATATCATCCTTATAATCATTATTATTTTTAATTTTTGGTATATCAATATTAAAAATTATATATTTTTTTGAATGAATATAATCATCTAAATCTTTTTTAATTTCTTCATATGATTTCTTAATTTTTACTATCGTATTTCCAATTGTTAATTTAAGATTGATATTTCTATATTGTATTGTTTTATAAAAATAATATATGAAACTTAATTGTAAATATTTAAATAATTCTTCATTATTTAAATAATAATTTTTTATAATACAATCATAATCATTAAAATTATCAATATAATCTTTAAAAATTAAAATAGTTTTATTATAAATATCATTTATAATATCCAAAATAATATTTTTGTTTATTATATTTTTAATTTTTTCAATTATTTTATCTTTTGTATAATAACTATATATATTTAATATAAAATATAAACTATATACATTTGTTATTATTTTATTAATATTATTATATGCTATACAATTATAATATATTTTATAAACATCTATTAATTCAATATCATTTATATATCCTCCTGTTTTTTTTTTATTAGTTTTTATATAATTATTAATATCAAATTTCTTATCAATAACTGTTACATTCTCTATTTTTTTTATATTTTTTTCATTTAATATTACATTAATAATATTTAAAACATTTTCTTTATATGTCATTTTATTAGCATCATCTTTTTTAGCAGCAGCACCATCATCACCAGCACCAGTATCATCATCACCAGCACCAGTATCATCATCGCCAGCACCAGTATCAGCATCAGCAGGAGAAGCAGCACCAGCACCATCATCACCAGCACCAGTATCAT